ACACATTTGGTAGTGGTGCAACTGCGAGTGGCGGTGACTTAACTAGTCGCGCCGCAATTCTAGGTATGGGTTATACTGGACAATTCAACACAACTTATCCTACCGTTGGCATTATTGATTTATTAGATTATACAAATACTACTAAAATAAAAACTATTAGGGGAATTCACGGAGTTGATACAAATAACACAGGCTATGGAGGGGAAGCATCTATGAATAGCGGTTGGTATAATAGTGGTTCTGCGATAACATCATTAAGATTTTATTTAGATGGTGGCAATAATTTTACAGCAGGAAGTAAATATGGACTTTACGGAATTAAGGAGAGCGCATAATGGCGGCTGGATTAACTTATGAAAAAATACAATCACAAACTTTAAGTAGCACTCAAAGCGCAATTCAGTTTCTTTCAATTAGCACCGCTTATACTGATTTAATTTTAGTTTGGGCTTACAAAGCCGCAAGCACTAATCAACCTACTTTAAGAGTAACTGTTAATGGCAATAGTAGTGGATATAGCACTACTCAACTTTACGGAAATGGCTCAACAGTAGCAAGCACAAGAAATACAAGCGCCTCATTTTGGAGCATAGCGCGAGTTTCAGGAACTCCAAGCACTACCGCCGCAACAGCAACAATTATTATGAATTTTCCAAATTACAGTAATACCTCTTACTACAAATCCATTTTGGCAAGAACAGCCTCAACAGATTCAGGCGTAGAATTAGATTGCGGAGTGTGGCAAAATAGCGCCGCTATAAATCAAATAGATGTGGACGCGGCCACAAGTAATGACTTTGGTTCAGGCTCAGTAATAACTCTCTACGGAATTGCGGCAGCATAATGCCAACAACTTTTGTTCCAATTAATAAGTCAATAGTAGGAAGTGGTGGCACGGCTAGTATTGATTTTACCTCTATCCCACAAACTTACACCGATTTACTTTTATTAGTTTCCGCAAGAGAAGAAACGGCAACTTCTGCTGTTTGTTTTATGAAGTTTAATAACGCTACTGCGAATAGAAGTGAAAAATATTTACAAAATAATGGAGGCGCTAGTCCGATAAGTTCCTCTACCTCTGTTTTACAATTTATTATGTGCCAGCCGACTGATTCCGCAAGCACTTTTGGAAGCGCCGTTATTTACATTCCAAATTATACAAGTAATCAACACAAAGCCGTTATGACGGACTCTGTTTCTGAAAACAATGGAGCAACTGCATTTATGAGAATGATTGGGGGATTATGGGCGGATACTTCGGCTATTAATCAAATAACACTAACTGCTGATACAGGAGATATTGCTCAATACTCAACCGCTTATCTATACGGAATATCTAACGCATAAGGAGAAACAATGCCAAAGCCAACTAGACTAATTGTGGATTGCTCCACAGGGATAACTACTGAAGTAGAACTAACTGCCGAGGAAATCGCTCAGCGCGAAGCAGATACAGTTGCTTATGCAGAAATCAAGGCAGCAGAGGAAGCGGCAGCACAAGCTAAGGCAGATGCTAAGGCAAGCGCCGAGGCTAAACTTGCAGCACTTGGTCTGACAGCAGACGAGATCGCAGCTCTGAACTAGGCACAATCCCTCAAGATAGTCCAGTTCTATGACAGAGGACATCTTTCCGATCACTCGCACCATTGATGACCACATAGACGAATTCGAAAACTTGGGGTTCTTGATACAGGAGAGAAATGAATCCAACCGATTGGGCAGGCTTTATTGTCGCCCTTCTTAGCATCCTTGGCTCAACTGCCCTTGGAGTAAAGTGGCTAGTCAAGCACTACCTAAACGAACTCAAGCCAAATGGTGGAAGTTCGATAAAGGACAAAGTTGCCGTCTTAGAGGATAAGGTTGACTTCCTGACCGACATCGTGAAAGAAGCTCTGCTGAAATAATGTGTTCGCAATTTGAGAAGTTCCTAGAAGTGGCAGCAGGCGAACTTGGCTACATTGAAGGCCCTGCCGATAATGAAACAAAGTATCAGAAGGCGAATCAGCCTTGGTGCGGTGCCTTCGTCAATTGGTGTGCCAAGCAAGTTGGCTTGAAGATTCCTGATTGCACCTACACACCGGCAGGGGCAAAGGCGTTCGCCGAGGCGAAGCGTTGGCAATTAGTCGCCGATGCCACGCCTCTTCCTGGCGACCTAGCCTTCTTTGACTTTCCTGCCGATGGCATTGACCGCATCTCCCACATCGGTATCGTTGAAGAAGTCAAAGCCAATGGCACTGTCATCGTCATTGAGGGCAACACTTCACCTGATGTCAAAGGCGATCAACGCAATGGTGGTCAGGTATGTCGTAAGATTCGCGCTTACAAAGTTAAAAATCGGGGGAAAGTCCTTCCATCTCTGCCGGTGTTCATAGTGGGCTTCGGCAGACCTAAGTTCAAGGAGTGCAAATGCTCGACAAAGAAAAACTCATCGCAGTTGGTAGCACCTACGCAAGAGCAGGAGCAGCCTCAGTCGCAGCTCTCTATCTCGCTGACCCGTCACGCCCTTTGAAAGACTATGTTGCCTGTTTCGTTGCAGCATTCCTTGGCCCGATATTAAAGGCCATAGACCCAAAGGCAACAGAGTTTGGGCGCGGTAGTAAGTAAGAAAATGAAATCGGGGAAGATTTTGGATGAGGCTAAACGCCTCACCGCAACGGATCGCCAAGATATTTATGGCGACCCATACATCAATCACAAGCGCATCGCCGACCTGTGGAGTGTTTATCTTGAAAAAGAGATAAGTGCTTCACAGGTCGCTTTGTGTTTATGTCTTGTCAAAATTGCTCGCTTGATTCAGACACCTGACCACGAAGATAGCATCATCGACTTGGCGGCTTACACCGCTATTTATGGGGAAATCAATGATAGTGAAAAATAATCTAGTGCTTGTGCCAACAAGAGGCAGGCCAAAGAATGCAGTTGAAGTTCTGCAAGCACACAGGCAGTTCTCTTGTCGCTCTGACCTGCTCTTCGTTGTGGACAAAGATGATGAGGAACTAATAAATTATCGCACCGCAGTCGGTGTCGAATACATCTTGGAGATTGAAAACACCACAAGGGGAATGGCCTATCCTGTCAATGTCGCTGCCAAGAAGTATGCCAATGAATACGAGTTTTTTACCTTCATTGGCGATGACCATAGATTCAGAACACCTGATTGGGATATTGCATTGAGTAAAGCCATAGGCACCGCCCCTGGCATTTCCTATGGCAATGACCTTTTGCAAGGCGAGAACTTGCCAACTGCCGTGATGATGTCAAAAGCCATCGTCATCGCCCTCGGCGGGATGGTTCCGCCAAAGCTCAAACATCTCTATCTTGACAACTTTTGGAAGAAGATAGGTCAAGACCTTGGCAACCTTGTCTATCTGCCTGAAGTGATCATTGAACATTGCCATCCGATTGCCGGCAAAGCCGAATGGGATGCAGGCTATCGCGCAGTCAATGCCCAAGAGATTTATTCATTCGATGCCTTGGCCTATGACTCTTACATCAAGAGCGAGGACTATCAAGTCCTCTTGCGAGATTTGCGCCAATGAAAATTCTAATCACAGGCGATGCAGGTTTTGTTGGCACTAATTTCAAGAAACACTTAGACTCAAAACTCAATAACATCACAGGCATTGACATAAAGAACGGGCGAGATGTCAGGGATTTCTTTGCCAAAGATGACACAAAGTTTGATGTTGTAATTCACTTGGCAGCTATTGTCGGCGGGCGAGCAACCATTGAGGGCAACCCCTTGGCAGTTGCCGCAGACCTTGCCATCGATGCCGACCTCTTCCAATGGGCTTTGCGAACGCGCCCTGGACACTTGGTTTATTTCTCATCCTCTGCCGCTTATCCAATTTTTTTGCAACGCTTAGAATATAAGCAAAAACTCAAAGAGTCCGACATAAATCTTGACCACATAAGAACTCCGGACATGACCTATGGATGGGCAAAATTATCAGGGGAAAAGCTTGCCTCCTATGCTCGCGCCGAAGGCTTGAGCATCAGCATTCTTCGCCCCTTTTCAGGTTATGGCTCGGATCAAAGCCTTGACTATCCCTTTCCATCATTTATCAAGCGAGGCAAGGAGAAGCAAGCGCCTTTTGATGTTTGGGGCAAAGGAACGCAGGTGCGGGATTTCATTCACATCGAGGATGTTATAAGGGCGACCTTTGAGGCGATTACAAACAAGATTGAGATTTCCAATCTTTGCTCAGGCAGGCCAACTTCGTTCATTGATTTGGCAGAACTTGTGATGATGCAGGCAGGTTATTTGGCTGAAATTAGAACCAACCCGACTGCTCCTGTTGGGGTCGCATATCGGGTCGGCGATACTCGCAAGATGCTCTCCTTCTATGAGCCTCGCATCTCTTTGGAAGAGGGCATTGATAGAGCCTTGAAGGGCATCTAAAACTCCTTTTCCATCTTCTTGATTGAGCGATTGATGTATTTAGGGCCTGCCCAATCCATAAACCATTGCGGGAAGATGATTGCGCTTGGCTTGCGCTTGGGCATGAAGAGAATCATCAAAAGAGGTATCCAAAAGCCATAAAAGGCAGAGAGAAAAGCCCAAAAGAAGATGTTCCTCCCAATGGCAAAGGCATAAAAGGCAGTGAAGAAAACGATAAGAACATCCCAACCATTCATTTAGCACCATCCCATCACAGGGGCAGGCTCAATGTCCTTGACAATTTGATAGAATTTGCCGTTTTCGTGCATTGATCCTGCGCTGACGACATATCCGTTGAACTTAATATCAACGCCATCCCTTAGCTTTCCAGGAAAAGTCGCGCCAAGCGGGGCCTTGTAATAGAAATGCAAGCCATCGCCTGTTGCAACTGTGAAAGTTTCTTGATTCAAGCCTTCAAGGCTTCCCCCATTGCGGTAATCCACATCAAAAACAACGAGATTTGAGGGCGCGCAAGCGATGCCAATGTTTAACAAGGGCGATTTCTGAAACCATTTCTTGACTGTGGCAGGCTTATTTGAGGCAGATTTGTAGCCTTGCTTTGCTATCGGAAAGAATGGAATCTTCGCCTGCGGATAGCAGGGAAGAACAAACCATCCGCGCTCGGCAAAGGCTGTCGCAATTTCGGCTGTTGTCATTTGATGTATTCCTTCAAGAAATCAACGATGACCTCAGATGCAGTTTTACCTTCTGCCTTTGCCTTTGCCTGCGCCTTGCGCCATAGTTGCTCGGCAATTCTGACAGAGCGATTCTTTTTCATCTTCATCTCCTTTGCTTTTTTCTTTGATGGTATAGACATCTGAATCATCTTCATCGCCTTTGCTTTCATAAGATTCGTAATCAGTCAGCAACATCCATTCCTGAGTCGCCGTGTCAAAGAAAATTGTTGATGGAAACATGTGTTGATTGAGAAATTGTCTTGCAAGCAAAAGAGCAGAATAAGATTCAAACCAATAAGCCCAACTGGCTAAAATACGCTCAGCAGGTGGTTCGAAACGCTTGGCCTGATTTTTCCAATGCGAACCCCATTCCATTGAGGTATGGTGCAAATACATAAAATCCTCACTTGTTAGTTTCATTTACAATCCTTTCCTTATGATTTGCGTTGATGTGCTTAGAGAGGCTTTGATAGGCAAAGCCACTTCTTACTTCTATTTCCTTGCCACAAAAAGGGCAGATGATTTGGCTCATGACCCTGCCTCAAAAGAATTTTGCATCCAAGATGGAACGCAATCTAAATCAAATCCCTCAATTTGCTTCAAAGCCAAGAGAGTGAAGCCAAATGATTGCCCCGTTGCAACATCAATTGCTTGCACGGGGAATTTTGATTTGTTGAGATTCATCCCAACAAGTTTGTAAGTTTTGCCCTTGTTTTTGAAAGTTTTGCCAAGAGCCTCTTCAGGATTAGCAAAGCCATAATCTTTTCCATATTGCAAAAAAGTTTGGGCAACAATCGAGCCCGCATTGACTCCATTTGGATTCAAGTTGATTGGGCTTGCTTCAAGATTAAAAACAAGAGCATTTCCATATTTTCTTCGAACTTTGGCTATTTCCATGTTATGCCTTGCCAAAATTTCTCTCACAGCCTGCTCAATTTCTTGGCAGATTGCAGATGCTTGCTCCTTAGAAACTGCGTTCATTAGCAATCACCCCAAGCAACTTCAACCTCGCCGATGTTTTCAATATCAGGAGTGCCATCAGAATTCATTGGGCAATGAAGTGAACCAATTTCTCCATTGAATCCAACTTCATAAAATGCGCCGTGCTCAGGCTTTGCATAGAAGATGACTTCTTCATTATTTAGCAAAGTTTTGAATCCAATCATTTTATTGCTTGTCATTTCTTGCCTTCCGTTCAGAGCCTTGGCCCTCCGCCTTGGCTTCTAGGATCAACATTAGCCTATATCCATGCATTTGCCCATGCGCTTGCCCCTTGCGCCTTCGGCGCGCCCCGCCTAAATTGAGCCCCCTCGGCCCCATAGTTAGGCAAAGAAAAGAAGGGATGCGAATGGAGTTTTTTATTTTTGGGGCCGTTTTGGCCATTTTGGGGCTTTTTTGGGCCATCCTAGAGGCTCACGATGATCCGCTTGAGGAAGGCATAAGGCAGGCCCAAGCTTGGGAGGCCAAGCAGAAGAGGCTTAGAAAGGTTCTTTCCTAATTATGGCAAATCCAAGCGGAAGGAAAGGCGCAGCCTTTGAGATAGGCGTTTTGAAATGGCTTCGCTCCAAGAATGTCATTGCCGAGCGAATGCGCCTCGTTGGCAAAAAGGATGAGGGCGACATCGTGGCCATCATTGCAGGAAAGACTTATGTTTTAGAGTTAAAGAATCGAAAGGCCATCTCCTTGCCCGCCTTTTGGGATGAGGCCGTCAAAGAGGCCAAGAATTTCGCCGAGGCAAGAGGTCTTGAGCAGATTCCGCCTGCCTTTGTGATTGTCAAAAGAAGGAACGCCTCCATCGAAAGAGCCTTTGTCATCCAAGACCTTGAATCTTGGCTAGGGGAGAGGCAATGAATTCGCTTCAACATTTCTATCCCGAACTACCTCTGCTTCCGCAAGCAAGTTGCGCGGGGTATTTTAACGCAGATTTATTCTTTCCCGATTCAAAAGAAAAAGAGGCAAAGTGCCTCCCAATCGCGCGCATGATTTGCGCAGGTTGTCCTGAACGAAAGGAGTGCTTGGACTACGCGCTCAAAGAACAGATACCTCACGGAATTTGGGCAGGCACCACGCCTGCGCAAAGAGGATTTGGGCAAGGCTTTAGGAATGGCAAAACGGGGCGGGTCAATCGCGCCGATGCAATCCGATCCTTGCATTCTTTTGGGCGAACACCCAAAGAAATTGCAGTAACTATGAAAATCGAAGTGGCTTATGTCACGCAGGTTCTCAAGCGAGCTGCGAAATTAGAAGGAGAATCCCAATTACTCAAAGAAGAAAAACACTCAGGGGAATTATCATCATCATCGGAGTCAGCGCAATGACCTCAATGTTTGTCAATGCAGCGTTTGCGCCACAGCCGGCAATTCCTGCCAGCATTATTTACAAAGAAAGACCTATCTTGAAGCAGGTCGATGCCAAGCAATTGGCAAAGAAGTTGCTAACAAAAAAAGAGTATTCCTGCCTTGCAAAATTGCTCGGCAAGGAAAGCGCGTGGAATGCAAAGGCCAAAAACCCTGCTTCAAGCGCAAAAGGCATCGGACAACTTCTTGATGTTACCTATCGCAACCTCGGAATGAAACAC